TGTAGCGACCTGACAGATTGGTTACGGGATGAATACAAGCCTGAAACCTTGATACTTTCGCCTAACATTGGCAAGTCTAATGCACGGGCGGCATTATTCCGCATGGTCAGAACAGACGCGATCATGGCTTTGTCAGATGATGATATGCTATTCTTTCCGGGCTGGTTTGATGCCTGCGAAAACCTGATAAATATATTCCCGGAAGTTGGCAAGGCGTCATGTTATCCAGTTCGGACACAAGGCCGGTGGGGTTGTTCTGCTACTAAAGAATGGGCGGCCAAGAATGCTAAACTGGATGTTGGTGTATTTGTCAGCGAAGAAGAGGAACGGGATTTCTGTACCTCTGTAGAGCGTGATTATGAATGGCACTTGAACTTTGCCAAAGATGACAAAGATCACATGGTTACGTACAAGAATACGCAGGCTTATTGTTATGCACACCATTGCCAATTTGTAGCACGAGTCGGGGTGATTATCCCCTTCCTGGAACGTACAGATGATGCTATGGCGAATGAGAAGCCGTTTGATAATGCCGTAGATAATGCTGGACTTTTACAATTGACTACAGCGAAGCGATACTCACGTCACATTGGAAACATGATGGACCACAAGGTAATATCAGACCTTATCGGTATGGGTTTATTGAAGATGGAGGAAATATAATGGCAAACGGAATAAAGGCATTACGTCAAATACAAATGAGCCGCGAGACTACACAGGGTACAGCGACCAGTGATTTCTATGTATGGCGTGGACTTGGTACTCTGGAAGATTCCCGCGAGAGCGTATTTCCTGAAGAAGATATTGGGATCATGTCTGGTACAGACCGGCAGTATTTCCCAAAGTTATCCGCAACCCTTGAGATGGATGAAATAGAAGCCACGTTCGAACAGTTGCCGCATATCCTTGATGCTGCTATCAGGAAGGCTACCCCGACAACCGATACCGGCTCGGATTATATCTATTCTTACTCATGGCCGATTGTAACCAGTGACGTTGCTGAATCTACCGACTTACAAACCTATTCGTTCAAGTGCGGTGATAACAATGAAGTGGAAAAGTTCGGGTTTGGGTTTGTAAAAGAGTTTACTTTATCGGGTACAGCCGGTGAAGCATGGAAGATCAAAGCCACGTGGGAAGGAAGGCAGGTCGCCAGCGATTCGGACAACTTTGTTACCGCTACGTTGCAAGTTGTTGAAGATGCCCTGTTTAGCAAATCTAAACTTTATATCGATGCAACCTCGGATACGCTAGGTTCGACCCTGATAAGCAATACCTTGATAGGCGCAGAATTGAACGCCACTACGGGTTGGCAGGCGGTATATACGGGTTCTGGACGGCTTGATTTATCGTTCCTGAAACAGGTCCAACCTGAAATAAAACTGGATATTACTTTTGAGCATAACGCCACGGCTACGGCTGAAAAAGCCGCGTGGAGAGCCGGTACTGCCAGACAGATACGGATACTTTGCGAGGGCGGCGCACTATCTATTGCAGGTGCTTCGTATACCTATAAGTCACTGATTATTAATTTAGCCGGTAAGTGGGATACGTTTGAAAAGATTGATGAAGTGGATGGCAACGATGTTGTGACCGGTCACTTTATCGCCCGCTATAATTCAACCGCTTTACTATTTTCCGGATTTACCGTTGTAAACGAGACTGCGAGCCTGTAATGAAATTCAAAGTACCTACCGATTCGATTAAAACCAGAGAGCTTGTAGAGAGTGAAGATTCCCTAAAACTTGCCCTGAAATTGATGTCTAGATTCATGGTGGACGAAACTGGCAATCCTATACCACAAGATGAAGCGTACGAGCAATTACTTGATTTGACCCTTGAAGAGCAAGCCAAAACATCAGAGGCGTTCACCAATGCTATTATCCCAAACCTGAAAGGGAGGCGGTCATAGCGTGGATATTCCACGGTAAGGATCAACCTCCCGAATGGACACAGATAGAATTATGCGCTGAAGATTGGCATTGTCCGCCGTGGGTTGTGTGGGAAGGCGACGGCCTGTGGTATCGGAGATGGAAATACATGAAAGGCCAGATGGATAAAAAGAACAACATGAAGAACAAGGACAAACCCAATGGCTGAAACAATCGAAATTGACATCAACGCAAAAGACAATACCAGCGCCGCGACTAAATCAGTAGCCGCTAATTTTCAGGACCTGGGTAGACAGATTTCAGGCATTGGCAGTTCGATGTCAAATATATTCACGCGCCCGCTTATGGATTTAGAACGTTTCTTGATGAAGAATAAAGATATTCAGGCGGCACTAGAACCAGCAAAACAAGCGTGGACTGATTTAGGAAACCAGTTAGCCGTTGCATTAGTTCCTGCAATAACAGCTCTTACGCCGCTTATTATAGGGTTGGCTGATGCATTGGGTAAAATGGTTACATGGTTTTCGGAGCTTCCGGTTGGCTTGCAGGGGGCGGTTCTTGGCTTCTTGGGTTTAGTCGCCGCCGTTGGCCCGCTTCTAGTTATGGTTGGACAGTTGATAACCTTTATCGGTTCATTGTCTGCCGCATGGACAACCGTGTCTGGAATTATTGCGCCTATTGCATCGACTGTTTTACCAGGGATCACGGCGGCATTCGCGGCCATAAGCCTGCCAGTAATATTACTGGTTGGAGCATTGGTTCTTTTGGGGGTTACTATCGCCGTCTTTGGCAAGGATGCCTGGAATACACTTACCATGTTGTGGGCTATATGGAAACAGACATGGGAAAACATGATGCAAAAGGTCAAAGATGCCATCATGAGTATAAGGAATGTTGATTGGGGCGGCATTGGAACAAATATTGTTAAGGGTATCGCTAATGGTATAAACTCGGGCGTATCATGGATCGTCAATGCAGCCCGAGCGGCCGCACAAGCCGCACTGGATGCCGCTAGGAATTTACTGGGAATACATTCTCGCTCCAAAGTGTTTACCGGAATTGGGCTAAATGTTATGGAGGCTTTTTCGTATGGTATAAACAAAAACGCCGGACTTCCTGCAAGCGCCACATCTAAGGCAGTATCTGCAACTATTCCGGCGGCTGTAAACAGTACAAGATCAACGGGTGGAGGCGGCACGCAATTTGTTTATGCTCCGGCTGTATCATTCGGTACGCAGGCAGAAATAGATAACGCGTTCGCCGCATTGCTAAAAAAGCAAAGGAAATAACAAATGCCTCGCGTTCATTACGGTGAATTCACGTGGGGAGATAACACTCTATGGGGTCAAGTTAACTATGGGGTTTATCCTGCTGTTGAATATACCGTTGCCATAGATTGGGATAATAACGGTTCGTTCAGCGAATACGAAAACGAAGCAGAATATATGTTGTCATGGAATTCAGAACGTGGACGCGAATTTTTCCTTAATTCAAATGGTAACGGTCTGGAACCGGTCGATGTAGGGAAGTTGACCATAACCCTTGATAATTCTGACGGCAGATATGATCCTTTCAATACCACAAGTCCGCTTTATCCGAATATTGTTCCTGGTAGGTCAATCCAATTCACAGTACAGGATACATCGACTCTAACTGATTATATTGTATTCACCGGGGAGATAGAGGATATCCGGCCATTTGCGCTGGAAAAAACTGTCCAGATAACCGCCGTCGACAAGATGCAGGCACTATCGGATTTAGATGTGACCATTGCCTTAAATACAGACATTACAGTTACAAACGCTATAAAGGCCGTATTAGAGGCTGCCGGTTCAACGGATTATGATATTGATAGCCAATTAGATATTATTTCCTATTGGTGGGTAAACCAGCAAAAAGCCACTGATGCCATTCAGGAACTTTGCGATTCAAGCTGGGGTACATTTTTCATAGCGGCCGATGGTACGGCTAAATATTATAAACGGCAACGGGCGGTGTCTTCTGTAATTACATTGGCACAGGATGTTTTATTAAAAGATATAGAAGTCAATCAGCCGTGGGATGTTGTCAGAAATAACATTGATGTGATTGTTCATCCATTGGTAGAACAATCTGCGACAACCCTATGGACATTACAAGACGCCCCAAGCGTGACGAGTTCAGACACAATAGAATTATGGGGTTCGTACTCATACAATAATCAACCTATATCCGCTACAGGCGTTGTGTTTTCGTCTACTGATTGGTTGGCTAATTCCGATGCCGGCGGCGGAGGCACAAATATGACATCGGATTTCACCATAACTGCTGATATATTCGGTGAAAGTATTGAGTTTACAATAACCAACAATGCGGTAACAACGGGATATATAACCCTATTGCAAATACGCGGAAACGCACTGACTTCCCCCGACCCAGTAAGAGTTAATAAACAAGACGCGGCTAGTATCGCATTATATAAAAATCGCACGTTCAAACTGGATAGCAACTGGTTGCAAAATACAAATCTCGGAATCAATCTCGCGGAGACGATTAGAGATTTATTATCCGATCCTAAAAAGTATCCGGTAATCAAAATTGATAGCAGGCCAGACATACAATATCTTCCAGATTTATTTGATAGATTGAGTATGACAATTGCGGAATTGGGAATAGACGGCGCTTTTCGCGTTGGAAGCATAAAACATGAAAGCACGAACGATACATGCCAGTCAGTGTTGACAACCATACGGTTAGAGCCTATGATAGAAGTATCAGGAACGTATTGGACGTTCCCGACAGAAATAGGAGTAACCAGTATATTAGCATGAAAAATCCAAAGAATTTATATATCTGCGTTCTCTTGTTTGGAATACTTTCCAGTTGCACTTTTACAACTTCGAGATTTAGTACCCAGGGATTTTATATCAAGTCTCTGGATTTTATCTATTGCACGTCACAAGAAACTTGTATCCATGAGTACGCGCACCGGATGGACAATTATAAAAATGATATTAGTATGACTGATGCATTCAAGAATGCTTTATTTGAATTTTCTGCAAAATATCCGACCCATAATTGGACTCCACTTATTCTTGCAAATACTAATCCAATGTATGAAGTTTATGCACAAATATACGGAAGCGTTAATGGTAACGTTGATTTATTACCGGTAGAACTACAAACATTTTATAGGTGAAAGATGACTAATGTTAGAACGGCAAAAGATCAAGCTATTCAAGAGGGACATAAAACAGTAAAGGATAGAATACATGCCTGGTCTGTCCGTTCAAGACATTTATTTGTTGATGACAGAACGGCTGGTAATCCTGTCTACGCCCGTATTGATTGGGGGCGTTGGATTGCTGACTGTGAATGTGGCGGGGCTGAATATGTGGATCCTGATGAGCCATTGTTTTTCTGTATGTCATGCGGAAACAAAGTCAGTAATGGCCGCGCCCGCAAGGTTGAATTTCCGAAAGATAGATCGAAGATTGAAACAGAAACTATGAAACAACCAGAGGGTGGAGCGCGAAGCTGGAAAAGAGGTGACAAATGAGTTACAACACTGTTCCAACTTTGGTTACCGGTGATCCCTGGAGCGCTGCAAATGCCAATATCTATTGGCGCGATAATTTTGAAGCCGGAGTTCCGGCAATCATAGCCGCGGCTGGAGACGTAGTTTATGGAACTGGTCCGAACGCAGTCACCGTATTATCGGCGTCTCCTGGTCGTTTTCCGCGATGGGATGCAGCCGGAGTTACATTAGAGGCCGTCGCTCCGCTTTTATATAATAGGCAGGGCGGCGATGCTACGCACTGGGCGACGGGCGGCACGACAAACTATAGTTTGGCAACTGCTTATCCGCACGTTGAATTAGGCGTTATCCCAGTGGTAATTGCTTCTAGCTCTGCGTCTGGGCAAATACAGGTAAATCTATCTGCAAACTTTTTCGGATATCCACATATAAATGTATCTTTTGAAGCAGCGGTAGTTGATGGATACATTATAAGTGCTTATTATGGCAGCGTTGACGTTGGATCGTTTTATGTATATGTTCGTACATCAACAGCGCAAACAACCGATAGAACGATAAATGTATCCTGGACAGCCACGGGTTATTAGAAAGGTATACGATGGCAGACTTTCCAACTTCAATAAAAACATGGGCGGACTTAGCCGATAATTCTTCGCCTGCAAATTCATCTGATATAAACTCTGCTTATGCAGAAATTACTGCTATCGAAAACGCTCTTTTATCCGATACAGATACTATAAATTCAAGCACGGATTTACATGGTTTATTGCCTAAACTAGACGGCAGTTCTGATAATTTCCTTAATGGCAAGGGGCTGTGGGCCGCTCCGCAACTTGATGATTTGGCGATTCCGGAAGATTCA